AGCCATAATTCTCATTCCGATTTGACCTTTAAAATGTTCCATGAGGTCATTTACCAAATCATCACAAGATTTATGACGTTTACCTTTGACTTTCGGGTCCATAATATTAACCATTAGCCATCCGCCAGGACTCAATTTCTCAAATGCTTTTTTCATTACAGGAAGATAAAACCCATCTCTCCACTCTTCATAAGAATTATAACGACTCCATGATTGATCTTCTTCAAACTTACTACCCTCTGCATATCGTTCAGTAGCAAAGTATGGCGGAGAACTAAACATGATATCAATATCATTTGGAATTTCATCCCACGGCAAATCTTCAGCAGGAGATCTATAAATTTTTACTTTCTTTTTTCCTTCAACAGAAAACCATTTATCACCAAATTCAGATTTAGGATTTTCTTCTCCTAACCAATTTTCATATTGAACTGCCATCTTGTGATAATTTTCATGGAGATCACCATTCGGGTCCATTCCATAATATTCATCGGCATTAGACGCAAAAAATCCTGTCATACGATCACCCCAACCTGAGCTTGTATCAAGTACTTTTTTAGATTTGGTAAAATCATAAAAAGCTTTTGCTACTGATGGTTTGAATTGCGTTGCAAAATATGCTCCGACACGTATTCCTTCAATGTACAAATTGTTTTTGAGAGGCATTCCACAATCCGGATGTAATCTCCATATTGGTGAAAGTATTTGTTTCAAATCCGTTTGATCATTCCACATTGTAATTGGACTTGGTGAACGATCATAACTACATTTCATTCGCTCACGATTCATGAACGCATCAGAAATGGTATTATAAGTTGCACTAAAATTTAAAATTCCTATTCCCCATTCTGGAAAGTTGCCCACGTAATCTTCATATTTTTCATGGACTGTTTTACACTTTTCTTTTGGGAAAATATTATCTTTTAGATTGAGATTGCACAATTTATAAAAGTTCTGCCTAACTTCGTGCATATCAAATTCCCTGAATGGAAATTTGGGATGGTGTTTTTCAAAGAAATGAATCATAGTATCGATCATGACTTTCGCCCGTTTGGACATGGGCAAAGAAGGGTCTGGATCGATATATTTTGTATTCAAGTTTTGCCAAGTGAATAAATCGAATACTGGCAACCCAAATTCATTCGTATTATCTTCATAAATTTTTAATAATTCTTCGTTCATTTAAGCTTCCTGTAATGTTATACTACTATTATAACATATAATTCTAATTTGTCAAGCTACTAAGAACATCTAGGACAACGGCACCCCTGTAAACCGTCTTGTCTTAATTTGCTGATAATATATCTTGAACCATAGAAAACATCATGTCTATCGAAAATATCTAGAGCATTAAAATCATCTACTGCACTATCTATGACATGATTTGTCTTAGTTGATAACCCAGAATGTTCTAAATGTCTAACTACTTTTTTAAAAAACTCTTTCAAAGTCATAATCTGCTCCGTATTGTTCAAGATATAAATACAATCCTTTTATTCTATGTTTATCTTCCAGCCGTCCTAAATCTGTATTACACCGGGCACACAATAAACCTCTTACCTTACCTGTTTTGTGGTCATGATCTGTATGAATTCTGTATCTTCCTTCTAATACTTTATCACAATGTGGGTTTGCGCACGTTCCGTTCTGGTCTTTCAACATCTGCTCCCATTGTTTTAAGGTAAGATTATATGTCCTTAATAAATGTCTTTCCCTCTCTTTTTTCTTTCTTTTGGGAGTAGCATCAAGGATTTTAGACCATTCTTTTTGCTTTTTTAATAATTCTTCGTTCATTTTATTTAAACTCGCAATCCACCATCATTTCTGTGAGACAGGCGACTAGGTTAATTTCTTGGTCTGCAACAAACGCGGACTTATATTGATATTCTGCAATGATAAGAATAGCCTGAGGAATTGAAGTATCCTTGAGATAATCATGTATTCCATCATAAATCTTTCGAAAAATCCTTACTGGATCATTATCGACATTTTGAGTAACCCATTTTCGTACTTCAGAAAAATGTTTACCCTTCAAGGCTTTCATTAATTCAAGAAGATTGATTTCGCCAATCTGTGCCAAGATACCGACATCAATAACTCCACCGGCAGCATATCTTTGAAGTTCGTTTATTACTCTCCGCATATCTGGAAAGTGTTTCAAAACTAATTCAACAAGAACTTTTTCATCAAACTTGACCTCTTTCAATGTCAGGATTTCTTTAATTCTTTCCAGACATTCTTGACCAAGTTTCGGTTTCTCTGATCTTGGAATTACAAATTCTATTACAGAGCAACGGCTATGGATAGGATCAATGATCCGATTACGAAAATTACAAGTAAAGATAAAACTAACATTGGCGCTAAATTTTTCAATGAACCCCCTAAGTGCTGGTTGAACCGATTCAGCATTCATGTAATCTGCCTCATCGACTATGACAACTTTCCTTCCACCGCTCATTGAAACTGAACTACAATATTGCTGTAGAAGTGTCCTGACAGTATCTATATTCCTGCCTTCGTTTGAACCATTTATCATTAAATAATCCAAACCTATTTCATCACACATAGCACGTGCTATTGTGGTTTTACCTACACCTGCACCGCCTGATAAAAGTAAATTGGGGATTTTGCCATCATCAACGAAACCTTGAAAAACTTCTTTGAGAGGTTCTAATAAAACACAATCCGCCACCCTTTTAGGGCGAAACTCTTCTACCCATAAAAAGTTTTCCATGTTTATCCGTTATAGTTTGAATTTTGTTCTGTTGCAATCCAATATTGTAATTTGGAATGTTCGTGTGAGAAATGTGCAATACCTTTAGAAGAAATTCCAACTTGGTATCCACCACTCAAAAGTTTCATGTTCTCAATTTTGAAAACCATTTGAAAAGTTTTATCCGTTTCACCAACCTCTTTTCGGAATTCGTCAGAAGAATTATTATTGGTATCAGTTGCAACCAAAAATATTTTACTTCCATCACCATGTACAATCAACTCTGGTAATGACAAAACTTGTGCCGCTTTTAGACCGGCATCGTATGCGTCCTTTGTCATTTTAAAGTTGATTTCCGGTTCAGGAAAATCTAGTTTTTTCTCTGGAGGTAATACTAACATAGCTGGATCTCCATAAACATAATCTAGTTCATATTCAGTAGTACGAATGTTCAATTTATTTTCACCAACATTTAATTCAGGAGTTTTGTCAAAAAGGCTAAGTGCTCCCAACAATTTGTTAAGATCATAGATAGCAAATGTGCTTGGAATGTCTTCACTGATTTCCGCAGTTGTTAGAATATTTTTTTGAGGGGAAATTGTTGATAGGGTTTTACCCTGTTTGAATTGTATGTTTTGATTTATTGCCGCGTAATTTTTAAGTATCGCAGTTGTTTCAGCCGTTAATTTCATCATATTCCTTATATGTTTAGTATTAATTGTATATCTTATTATATCACGTATTGCTGATTTGTCAAGTTTTTACTGGCGTTGTAAGTTTACTTTTCTTCTTTTCGACCCGTTCTGCTTTCCTCCTTTCTTGTCTTGATTGTTTACGTTCTTCTTTCAATGGTCTAGAATCATCTACTCCGTGTGAAGCAAATTCCAATCTACCAAGATCTTTTAATGTACCGTTAAATACATGAGTTCCCACGTGATTTACTTCCATCCAAGGACACAACCAAGTTTTAAACCCAATTTTTCTTGCCCACTGACAAAACATATAATCCTCAGACAAATAACGATCTGAACCACTTGCACCTTTTCCTGCATATAATTCATTATCAATCACTGTATCAAAGAAGGCATGAATGTATCGCTTGCCATCAAAATGTTCTGATCGATTATGATCTGGTTTGTAGGAAAATTGTGGATACTCTTCTCTGAATGCTTCAAATACTTCACGGCGAATCATTACGAATCCAGTACCAACTTCCAATACTTCAGTTGGTTCATCAATTTTAATTTGAGTCGTTCCTTCAACTGGATTAAATACAAAATCACCTGTGAATTTTTCTAGGTCATTAGGATTCTCATCACCCAATCCAGCATCTACTGCATTACGTACCTTTTCCCATGCAATACATTTCTTTGGATAGGGGCCACCAATAATTGGCTTGTCTTCATCACAAAGTGTAGCAAGTGCTAGTACATCTTGAGGATTATAATTAATGTCCGAATCAATGAACATTAGGTGAGTGTAAGGGGATCGCAAAAATT